ACGCATGGTACTCAAGGCCGGATTTGATCCAAGTATTGAATGGGTAATTCCAGAAGGTGAAGTTCCTTATACACCCAATGAATCACCAGAAGGAACAGAACACACTATGTTAGCCATGGAAGCAAAAAAATTGTGGCACTTTATTAAGGGTGCAGATAGACAAACCAAACAACACCAGAAAGAAACAATGTTTTTTCAGATGTTAGAAGGTTTACATCAAAACGAAGCAAAACTTGTTATTGCTGCTAAAGATAAAAAACTACATCAACTATACAAAGGTTTATCTTCTAACGTAGTAAGAGAAGCATTTGGTTGGGATGAAGAATTTGTAGTTCCAAAACCAGATGTATACCCAGCATCGCCTGGTCTAGCATCTGGTGCTGACAGGTGATTATAGAACCCATTCAAATTTATCCCATTACATTAGAAAATTTTATTTCTGATGATGAATGTAAAACTCTTTTAAATATAGCAACACATAATGAAGAATTATTTGAAATGGGTCGATGTATTGAAGTCCCAAGATGGGACAAGAGGAACATCCATACTCATATGCTTCAAAATAACCATAAGAATGCACATGATCTTATTATACAAGTAGCGGATAGAATACAAAATAAAATTAGAGAGATGGAAAATACTGATAATATTTGGTTAGAAGTACCCATGTATTCTCGTTGGTTGCAAGGTGATAATTTAATGCCCCCTCATGCCGATAATATAGAACAAGATGGTATAACTCCAAATTATACGCCATGGAGATCACATGGTATTGTTTTATATTTAAATGATGATTTTTTAGGTGGAGAGTTGTTGTATGAAAAACACGACATAACACTGAAACCAGTTCCACGCACTTGCGCCATACACCGCGCTGGAATTGAGGATAGTCATGGCGTATTTGAAGTGCAAAAGGGAACAAGACATACAATAGTAACATTTGCTTGTACTGATAAAGATTTTGTAGATAAAGATAAAAACTTTGCTTTCTTAGATTACTACAAAAAAGATTATTTTAGGTAGATATTAATTGATAATTATAAACCCCATTCAATGGCCATCAGTGGTATATCCTAAGAAAGAACAACCATTGATACCCAGAGTGGAACGAATCACTCCCACAAAATGGCCTGATAAAGCACTAAAACATCTTTTACAGGATATAAAAAAAGCAAAATAATAATCAAACCCTTGTTTTACAAGGGTTTTTTTATGCATAAAGGCCTTGACTCTTTTGTATTTAAATGGTAATGTAAAGTATAAGATAGAGAAACAAAGAGAGAGTTTTAAAAATGCAAAATCAAGTAGATTTCATAGGTGCCCATAATGGTGGGATACAAATGTTTAGTCGTGATGGATTAGTTGGTTGGGGTAATACTCCTGAGTCTGTTGCGTATGTCCTAAACACTAAAGGAATGGCAGAATCAATAATGGGTAGTTCGTCAATGGACTTTGCATCTGAAGAGGGATTTGACTCTGATGATGGTGCGTCTTTTCTTTTCAAAAAAGCATTGGAGCTAGTGTAATGGACATTCAAAGAGGAACACAGATTATCGGAGTTTGGGGATCAATGGTTTCCGAAAGTCATGGTTTCGTTTCTTGTATTCAAGATACAAATCAAGGAACTGATGTGGATATCTCATGGGATAATGGTTCTGTACATCATGTTATGTTAGATGATATTCAAAACGATTATTTAGATCAACCCTATGGAAATTCAAATGGTTTCTATATCAACCCCTTTACTGAGGAACTTATATAATGAAAATTAAAGGTGCAATGACTATTCTTAATAAACGGGCTAAGTTTTATGGTAAAACTTTTGATGAACTTATTGAGATGATTGATAATGATAATGGGGGCATGGAAACTTTTAACGTGTATACCGCTTACGAAATTTACAAAATGGATCAAGGTTTTGTTTGGTCTGGATTAGATGATCATGGTTTTGTAACACCTAAACAAGCTGAAGAAATTCGAAACATATGGTCTGGTATGGGTCATCAATTAAAAATGGATATATAAAGCCATTTTAAGCGTTGACATTACAACCGAATCATGGTACATTATATGTATAGTCAATAGAGAGAGAAAATTATGACAATTTTAGTAAAAAAACAGTTCGATAATGTTGATGATGGTATTCAGAATATGCTTTCAGCAGCTAACCACGACTACACAAAATTCTTAGACAATGAAGAAATGCACAAAGAATTTGTTGGAGGTTGGGTTATCAAACAAGGAAATAAGTATATAAAAATACTAACTCGAAATGGTAGTTCTGCTTGGGGCTTTGTTGTCAACACAGACAATGACAAAAAATTTAAAAAAGGAGATATCCTAAAATGTGCTGGATACAATGCTCCTGCTCGGAATAAAGCTCGGGGAAATGTTCTTGAGGGTGGTTTTAAAATCCAGTGGACTGGGCCTTTATACTTAGTATAGGAAATTTGATATGACAAATATTTTGGACGAAATTGGTGAATATCTTACATATCTTTTAATTGCAGTATTTGCATTTGGGTGGATAGATATACTTTGGATTTTTGGTGTTGAAAACTCCAAAGAATATACTTGGTGGTATTTAATTCACCTATTCTCACTAACAGACTTATAATGAGTTTGATTTGGTTGACGCCTCTCTCTCTCTCATCATAAGTCAACCGAATCACTAAACCCAATGATACATATGATGATAACTTGACAGTCTTAGATGGCTGAAATCATTGGGTAAAAAGGGGGGTTGACAAAACCCCCCTTTTATGTTAATCTGTATGTGTAATTAGAGAGAAAGATTTAAAAATGATGTATACCGTAATCGGTGGTAAGAAAAAACAACGTGAATTAGTTTTTGACGTTGCCGCATTTTGTCTTCAGAAATTAATGCCAAGACTTAAAAAAATAGAAATAGAATTTCAACTAAATAATCTCAAAGAACGTGCAGTAGGATACTGTATGATGACTGATGACAATAGAACTTTTGAAATCGAAGTTGATAAGAAACTAGATATCGAAGAAATGATTACTACAGTTTGTCACGAAATGGTTCACGTTAAGCAATATGTTAAAAGTGAATTAGGTATTAATGAAAATCACAATGGCCAAAACTATTTTGATTTGCCATATGAAAAAGAAGCTTACAAATTACAAGAAACACTGTTAAAACAATTTAAAGAGGTGTATAACTATGAGATGGCTTAAACATACTACTTCAATAGTGGCAGCTGCAAGTCTTATTGGATTGTCTGCTCAGGCAGTAACTTTTGCAGAAGAGATGAGTAGTCTACCTGACGAAGAGATATCTTGTCTCGCAAAAAATATATATTTTGAGGCAAAAAATCAAGGAACAGGTGGTTGGTTAGCTGTAGCTTTTGTTACTTTGAATAGGACAAAAGATACTAGATATCCAAATACTATATGTGAAGTAGTGTATCAAGGACAGTCGCGACCGTCATGGCAAGACCCCAAAAAACAAATACCTATTCGTCACAAATGTCAGTTCAGTTGGTTTTGTGATGGCAAACCAGATGATATTAAAAACCAATCAAAATATATGGACATTTTAATTTTTACCAATCTTATGTTAGATCAAGCTACATCAATGAATATGATTGATATCACAGATGGTGCAACACACTATCATGCAGACTATGTAAAACCTGCTTGGGCATCAACTAAAACTAAGACAATCGAAATTGGCGATCACATATTTTACAGGTGGGAAAAATGAGACTAAGTTGTACTGAGATGACAGATTTATTGGTACTCTCACAACAGGCACAAAATTTAAAAGCAAAAAAAACCTTGACAGAACAAGAAGAATGTGTTATACTATGGTTAAATGACAAAGTTAAAGTATTAACAGAAAAAAAGGTAAGGTAGTGAATATTTTTTACTTACATGAAGACCCAATTCAAAATGCTAAATGGCATGTTGATAAGCATATAGTGAAGATGGCAACAGAATATTGTCAGCTACTTTCTACTGCACATAGGGTATTAGACGGTGAGATATATCTAGGTAAGACTAAAAACAATCGTAATATAAAAAGATGGTTACTACAGGATGAACGTGAGGGTTTGCTTATGAAAGCAAGTCATGTCAATCACCCATCTAATATTTGGGCTCGAGAAACAAGTTCTAATTATATGTACTTATGGAAAATTTACATCGCTACCTTGGCAGAATACACTCATAGGTATGGTAAAACACACGGTTCTGGTAGGGCATCACTCAGTCTTATAAGACCACCTAAGAATATTAAACAGGGAAAGCTTACTTCACTACCACAAGCAATGCCTGACTATTGTAAAGTGGTGGGTAATTCAATTCAGGCTTATAAGAACTACTATATAAACGAGAAGTCTTATTTTGCTAATTGGAAAGGTAGGGAAATACCAGAATGGTTCAGAGAGAAGGATATTACAATTACATGCTAAGGCGCAGCCGTGAAGAAGATACAAAGGATAACGATGGTGATTCTATTGAAACTTTACTGCGCCGTGAAATAGTAGAAATGCAGAAATCAATTCATCATATGCAAATGCGAATTAAAGAACTTGCTGAAGATAATTACAGATTGAAAGAAGAAAATGCCAACATACATAATAACTAATACTGATACAAATGAAACAACTGAAAAGTTTTGTAGTTGGAATGAACTAGGAATATTCTTAGAAGAGAATCCTAACTTCAAAAATGAACTAACTACTCCAAAGATTATTTCTGGTATTGAGGGAAAGACTCATAAGGTAGATAATGGATTTACAGAGAATATGCAACGTATTTCTGAAGCTCATCCTAACTCACCAATGGCAGAAAAGTTTGGAACAAATAGAACAAATAAAGATAAAAAGACTTTTGATGTAGTAAAGAAACGTACAAGTCTTGGTAAAGCCCACAATATGAATGCAGTAGCAAAAGAATTTAAGCCAGGTCAACTGGTAACATAAGTATAAATAATAGGTATGAAATTCAATTTAATGACTAATGGGAGCACAAATCCTCCTTCACTAAAAGGTTTCATACAGAAGTGGGTAGTGGTGTCTACGAATTTTCACTACCCACTTCACTTTATATTAGGAAAGTGAATTATGTCTAAGAAAAAAGAAATAGGTTATTCAAACCTAACAAAAATCAAACCAATCACAGATCATCAAAAAGAAGTCTTTGAGTCTTGGAAAAAAGGCGAAAATCAATTTCTATTTGGTTGTGCTGGAACAGGCAAAACATTTGTATCATTATATCTTGCACTCCAAGATGTACTTAAAAATGAGACACCATACGACAAAGTTGTAGTGGTTCGCTCTCTCATTCCTACAAGAGAAATTGGTTTCTTGCCAGGCGATGAAGAAGACAAGGCTGCATTATATCAAGTACCATATTCTAACATGATGCAGTTTATGTTTGAACAACCAAACGAACAAGCATTTAGTATGTTGTATGATCGACTAAAGGCACAAGGTAGTTTTTACTTCTTGTCAACATCTTTCTTGAGGGGATTAACCTTTGATAATTCAATCATTATTGTAGATGAATGTCAGAACTTAAATTTCCATGAACTGGACACAATCATTACAAGGGTAGGTCAAGATTCTAAAATTGTATTCTGTGGAGATTTTAGCCAAACAGATTTAACAAGGACTAACGAAAAAAATGGTCTAATGAATTTCTTACAAATCCTTCAAGAGATGGATGAGTTTAATTGTTGCGAATTTGATATTGGCGACATAGTTCGTTCTGGTTTCGTAAGAAACTATTTAATACAAAAAACAAAGCTGGGAATAGGGATAGAATAATGTCAGTAGAAGATTTCGAATTTGATTTTACTTTAGAGCAAGTCGAGGATATGCTCAAAGGTAATTCTGAAGCAGAAGAATGGTATGATGCAATGTGTCATGTACTACCACAATATGGTATTACCACAGAAGCTCGTGTTGCTGCATTCATTGCACAATGTGGCCATGAATCAAATAACTTTAAAGTTTTATCAGAAAACTTAAATTATAGTGCAGATGCTCTAGATAAGATTTTTCCAAAGTATTTTAAAAATGCTGGTAGACACGCACAAGATTATCATAGAGAACCAGAAGAAATTGCAAATGTAATCTATGCAAATCGTATGGATAATGGTGATACTGACTCTGGAGATGGTTGGACTTTTAGAGGTGGTGGTATTCTGCAATTAACAGGCCGTGCAAACTATACTGCTTTTGGTAACACATATGATATGTCAGCTGAAGAAGCAACAGAATATGTTCGTGAAAAAAAGGGTGCGTTGGCTAGTGCTTGTTGGTATTGGGAAACAAATAAACTGAACAGGTATGCAGATACATATGATATGAAGACACTCACCAAACGTATTAATGGTGGTTACATAGGCCTAGAAGACCGCGTATCACACTATGAGCATGCCATGGAAGTTTTAGGTGGTCATTACAACACATTTCCACCTGTAGCTACAAATGAAACTTTACGCAGAACACGGCCAAACATGACAGGCCCAACAGTTCAAGCTCTACAGGAGGCATTAGGAATAAGTCCTGCAGATGGTG